GTTTCCTAGAACCGAGTCTCACGCTTTCAGAGACGAAAGCAAGTCTTCACTTTTTAACTTAACAAGGATATATCAGCAGATAGATTATAATGATTCTCTTATTATGGAGCATCACGTAACTAGAGTAAGGTTTTACTGGAAAGATGGAATTAAAGACTCAGAGGTTATATGGACGCCAGATTCTAGGGGAAGATTTAAAGTATCATGGACTCCTAAGAAAGGTTTAAACAATGCTAAGTTTACAAAACACGGAGTGTTCTTCCCATCCAACGAACATATTGGTGCATTTGGATGTGACTCGTATGATATATCAGGAACAGTTGGAGGTGGAGGTTCTAACGGGGCGCTACATGGTTTAACTAAGTATAGTATGGCAGAAGCTCCAAGCAATGAGTTTTTTTTAGAATATGTGGCTAGACCACAAACAGCAGAGATATTTTTTGAAGAAGTATTAATGGCTTGCGTATTTTACGGTATGCCAATACTGGTTGAGAACAATAAACCAAGACTGTTGTATCACTTTAAAAACAGAGGGTATAGAGGCTTTAGTATGAATAGACCTGATAAGCATTACACTAAACTATCGAAGACAGAGAAAGAACTTGGAGGTATACCAAATACATCTGAGGATATCAAGCAGTCTCATGCCGCAGCTATTGAGTCACACATAGAAAAATACGTTGGCTTAGATTTAGATGGTGGGTACAGAGCTGGAGACCAAATGGGTAGCATGTATTTTACTAGAACATTAGAAGATTGGGCTAGGTTTGATATAAGCGCTAGAACTAAGTTCGATGCTAGTATTAGTTCAGGGTTAGCCATTATGGCAAATCAAAAACATGTATATCTACCGCAGAAAAAAGAGTCAAAAATAAGTCTTAACTTTGCAACATATAATAACAAAGGAACATTAAGTGAATTAATTAGATGAAAGAGGTAAACATAAACATTTCATCAGTAGGATTCCCTAGTCAGTTTGTATCTGATGCTGAGAAAGCGACCGATGAGTTTGGGTTACAAATAGGACAAGCTATTCAATATGAATGGTTTCGTAAAGATTCTAACGGATGTCGATACTATAGTCAGTGGAGGGACTTTAACAGACTACGTCTATATGCAAGAGGCGAACAATCAATTGCAAAAGATAAAAACGAATTAGCAGTAGACGGAGATTTGTCTTACTTAAATCTTGACTGGACACCAGTTCCAATTATTCCTAAGTTTGTGGATGTGGTTGTGAATGGAATGTCAGACAGGCTATTTAAAGTAAAGGCATACGCTCAAGATGCACTGAGTCAGTCTAAGCGTAATAAATACCAAGAGATGATTGAGGGGCAGATGGCGGCAAAGGATGTTCTGTCTGTTATTCAGGAAGGCACGGGGTTTGACCCATTTATTATGAACCCAGATGAACTGCCAGCTAGTGATGAAGAGTTGTCTCTTTACATGAATCTTAATTACAAGCCTGCAATTGAGATTGCAGAAGAAGAAGCGATTGACACAATGTTTGCTGAAAATCATTATGAGGATATTCGTAAGCGGTTAGATTATGATATTATGGTTACAGGAATGTCTGTAGCTAAACATGAATTTCTTCCTGGTTCAGGAGTAAAGGTTTCTTACGTAGACCCAGCTAATGTAGTATACAGTTATACTGAGGACCCCCACTTTAAAGATTGTTTTTACTGGGGAGAAATAAAAACTGTTCCTATTGCTGAGTTAATGAAAATTGACCCTACGCTTACAAATGATGATTTAGATAAAATATCTAAATATTCTCAAAGCTGGTATAATTATTTTAATACGGCTCAGTTTTACGAAAACGATATATTTTATCGTGATACTTGTACGTTGATGTACTTTAATTATAAAACCACTCAAAAGATGGTTTATAAGAAAAAAGTTAAAGACAATGGTAACATAAGTATGATAGAAAAAGATGATGGTTTTAATCCGCCTGAAGAAATGATGGAGGAAAACAATTTTGAAAAGGTAGAAAAAACAATTGATGTATGGTATGATGGAGTAATGGTTATGGGTACTAACATAATACTTAAATGGGAGCTTGCTAAGAACATGGTAAGGCCCAAGTCTGCTTCTCAGCATGCAATACCTAATTATGTAGCTGTTGCGCCTAGAATGTATAAAGGAGTAATTGAGTCTTTAGTTAGAAGAATGATTCCTTATGCGGATTTAATTCAAATGACACATTTAAAGCTACAACAGGTTATTGCTCGTACAGTACCAGATGGTGTATATATAGATGCAGACGGTTTAAACGAGGTTGACCTTGGTACAGGGGCTGCATATAATCCAGAAGACGCACTACGTTTGTATTTTCAAACAGGTAGTGTGATTGGTAGAAGTTATACGCAAGAAGGAGATTATAATCAAGGTAAGGTTCCTATACAGCAGCTAACAAGCAATTCAGGAGCTTCTAAGACACAAATGTTAATAGGTAACCTAAATCATTATTTAGATATGATTCGAGCTGTAACAGGCTTAAATGAAGCGAGAGACGGTACAATGGCGAACTCTGACGCTTTGGTTGGTGTACAAAAATTAGCAGCATTAAGTTCAAATACCGCTACTCGTCATATATTAGATGGAAGTCTTTACATATATAGAACGTTAGCAGAAGCGCTAACTTACAGGGTAGCGGATATTTTAGAATACGCAGATTTTAAAGAAGACTTTATAAATAAGATTGGTAAATACAATGTTAGCATACTAGGAGAAATTTCAGATTTATACATATATGACTTTGGAATCTTTATTGAGTTGTCTCCAGATGAAGAACAGAAAGCTATGCTTGAGCAAAATATTCAAATGGCTTTATCTAAAGGCGATATAAACCTTGAAGATGCTATCGATATACGTGAGATTAAAAATCTAAAGCTAGCTAACCAGTTATTAAAAGTAAAACGTAAAGCTAAGCAAGAAGCTGATGATAAAAGAGAAATGCAAAAGCAAGCAATGGTTTCACAGCAACAATTGCAATCTCAGCAAATGGCGGCACAAACTGCAATGCAGCAATTAGAAATGGAAACACAAGCTAAGATGCAGTATAGACAAGCAGACATTGCATTTGAAATTGAAAAACAAAAAGCTGAAGCTCAGTTAAAATCTCAGTTAATGCAACAAGAATTTAATTATAGCTTGCAATTACAAGGAATGACTCAAGAGCAAATATCTGCAAGAGAAGACGAAAAAGAGCAAGCAAAAAGCGATAGGATTAGCCAACAGAACACTCAGCAATCAGAGCTTATAAACCAGCGTAAAAATAACTTACCACCTAAATCTTTTGAATCCAATGAAGATTCTTTAGATGGTTTTGACCTTGCAGAATTTGAGCCAAGATAATATGTTTAAATTTTGCGTAACTTTGCATATAAATTAAATCAAATCAAATGGACATTAAAGTAAGAGAAGTATCGGCTGATGAAAAATCAACTCAGCAAATAGAACAAGAACTCCTTGATAAGCATGAGGAGAAACAACAGTCAGAGACTGAGCAAGAATCAATAGAGGTAAAGGCTGTAGAGCCCGAAGCAGAAGGTGAGGTTAAAGAAGAAAACACACAGGAAGAGTCTCCTGTTGAAGAGGCAGTTGAAGAACAACCTCCGCAGCTTGAAGCTCAGCCTGAATTAAATGAAGACGAAGTTCTTTCATATATTGGAAAAAGATACGGTAAGGAAATTAATTCTATAGATGAATTAGTTAGCAAACGTGAGGATAGCGAACCGCTTCCTGAAGACGTTGCTGCTTACCTAAAGTATAAAAAAGAAACTGGACGAGGATTTGAAGATTATGCAAGATTGCAAAAAGATTATTCAGATTTAAGTCCAGATGCTTTGCTACGTGAATATTATACAATAACAGAAGAAGGTTTAGATTCTGAAGACATAGATGATATGATGGATGAATTTACTATAGATGAAGAAGTTCATGAACCGACTGATATTAAAAAAATAAAACTAGCAAAGAAAAAAGAGATTGCTAAAGCTAAAAAGTTTTTACGTCAACAACAGGAACAATACAAACAGCCCCTTGAGTCAAGGGAACGTTCTGCCTCTGAAAGTGACGATGAGCTTATAGAGTATAGGCAATATTTAGAGTCAGCTAAAACTCAACAGGATGATGCTAATCATAAAAGAGAATGGTTTGTCAAAAAAAGTGACGAAGTATTCAGCTCCGAATTTAAAGGTTTTAAGTTCAATATAGGAGAAGATGAAATAGTATATACCCCTGGAAGTGCTTCTGAACTTAGAAAAGCTCAAGAGACTCCACTTAATTTTGTAAATAAATATTTGGATTCTAATGGTTTTATTAAAGATGCAGAAGGTTATCACAAGTCATTAGCTGTCGCAATGAATCCTGAAAAGTTTGCTCAGTTCTTTTATGAACAAGGTAAATCGCAGGCAACAGATGATGTAATACGTAAAACGAAAAACATAAACATGAGTGAGCGTACTGCACCAGAGGTTTCTTCAAAATCAGGACTTCAAGTAAAATCAGTTTCACAACCTTCGAGTCGTGGACTAAAAATTAAGAGTATAAAAAGAAGTTAATAATTTAAATAAATAAAAAATAATATTATGGCAGGACAAGTATTAGCAACCCCAGGGTTTGCTTTGACACCGAGTTCAGAAAGAACTCCAACACCGGAAAACTATTTAACTAATGCAGATTTTAATTGGTTGAATCAGTACTTACCAGATACTTACGAAAAAGAATTCGAAAGATATGGTAATAGAACAATCTCCTCATTCCTTAGAATGGTAGGAGCAGAGATGCCTACAAACTCAGACCTTATCAAATGGGCAGAGCAAGGTAGGTTACACACGAAATATACACAAGTTGGTACAGGAGCAATATTAAATGCTGACCAAGCTGTATTTCAAGTAAATGATGTGCTAGACCCAGCAGCAGCTCAACAAGTAATCAGAATAGGACAAACTATTGTAGTTGTTCAAAATGATGGTTCAGGTGTGAACAAGGCTGTAGTAAGTGCAGTAAACAATGCCGCTGGTGGTAGAGGACAGTTCACAGCTGACTTTTATGAAGCAGCAGGTTTAGTAAAAGCAGGTACTGGAGTCGGTAACGCAGACGTTACAGTATTCATTTACGGTTCAGAATTTAGAAAAGGAACAGCAGGAATGGTTGGTTCATTAGAAGCTAATGACTTCATCTTCGACAACAAGCCTATTATCATTAAGGATACTTACACAGTATCTGGTTCTGATATGGCTCAAATTGGTTGGGTTGAAATCACTACTGAAGATGGCGCAACTGGTTACCTATGGTACTTAAAGTCTGAGCACGAAACAAGATTAAGATTCGATGACTATTTAGAAACAGCAATGATTGAAGCTGTACCTGCAGAGCAAAACTCTGGAGCTGCTGCTATCTTAGGTAGTGCAGCTGGTGCTGCTGACCCAGGAGCTGGTTCAGATGGTATATTCTACGTAGTAGGATTAAGAGGAAACGTTTGGGATGGTGGAAATCCAGTAGCCCTAGCAGACTTTGATTCTATAATCAGTAGACTAGATAAGCAAGGTTCTATTGAGGAAAACGTTATTTTCCTTAACAGACAATTTGGATTTGACATTGACGATATGTTAGCAGCACAAAACTCTTATGGAGCAGGTGGTACTTCTTATGGTCTATTTGACAATGACGAAGAAATGGCTTTAAACTTAGGATTCACAGGATTCAGAAGAGGTTACGACTTCTATAAGACTGACTGGAAATACCTAAATGACCCTACAATGAGAGGTGGATTACCATCAGGAGCAAC